AGATGTTTTAGTATTACTAAAGAAGAACACCCTGTTTTAAATGGTAAAGCTAACGGTAAAAAGATTGTTCCGGGTCCAAATAAAAAACCTATCGTTGTGGATTTAGATCCACCAACACAAGACCAATCTAATGAAATTATTAAATCTCAAATTAAAACACTAGAATCTAATCAAACAAGAGCATTAAGAGAATTTGCTTTAACTGGAGATAAAACTAGATTAGCTGCTTTAGATAAAGAAATAGTAGAACTACGTCTTAAATTAAAATAATGAACCTAAGTATTGTCCCTGTTAAATTAATATTCTATGGTATGTTGGTGTTAGTTATCTTCGGGGCTGGTTATTGGACCAGCTCTAAAGTAACTCAGTCTAAAGAGTTAAAGATTGAACAAGAAAAGACTAAGCAATTAGTAGAAGAACATCGTAGACAAGAGAAACAAACTGTACTCATTAATGAACAAAAGAGAACATATAGCAATAAAGCTAAGAAATTAGAGGAAGTTGTAAATGAAGAGATCACTAATAGCAAGCCTGAGTACATTGCTCCTCTGCCTGAATCTAGTAGGCTGCTCATACAATCAGCCATTGATCAAGCCAACAGTTACATCAATACTGTTAAATAAGTGCCCTGAAATCGAACCAAGTACAGCCCTAGATTTAGGAGGATTAATTAAAGAGCATATAGATTTAATTAGTTTATATGCAGAATGCGCTAATAACAATAATTCGATTGTTAACGAAATTCTAACCAGTAAAGAATAAACACATGAATGAAGAGTACGATCAAATTAAAACATTGATACCTACTATAATTAAATCTGGGGTGATTGCGTTATTCTTTGGAATTTCTCGGGTATTGTTTATAGAAAAGTATAGAACTTGGGGTGAATGGGTATTAGCTCTTCTAGCAGCACAGGCAATAGGTATACCAGTAGGCTTAGCATTATTAGGAGTAACATTAGCCGAAGGGCTTAAAGTATCCATCATCTGCCTTTGTGCATTCATAGCACAGGATTTAATAACAATAATAGTAGAGATGACAAAACAAATGAGAGATAATCCTTTTAACTTTATCACAAGATTCAAGAATGCTATTTTAGGTAAAAGTACCAGTGGAGTAGATAATGACAATCCTTAATATCTGTATAGATTGGTTCACAGTTATAGTCCTATTCTTAGGGGGAATATTTCAATTTGCTTCTCTTAATGCCCCCTGGGTCAGAGAGACTACTGTTACTTGTACAGCTAAGAGAATATCCATTGTAGCATTGATTATGTTCTTCACAAGATACTTGTATTTAATGCTCACAGATGGATACTTACCGGGTGATATAGCTGGAAGAATATCAATGTTTATTCTAGTACTAGCAATTATTGCAACCTGTGTAGAAGATATTGTGACTAACTCAAAGAAACGTAAACGTTATTTAAGCCGTCATTTAAATAGAGAGAGTATATAATGGCAACATCTGGCACCTATGTGTTTGATGCAACAACTGATCAAATAATTACCTCAGCTTTTAGGATTATTAATGTCTTATCAGAAGAACAAGTATTAGCCGATTTACCTACACCAGCGCAAACTAATGCTAGATTTAAACTAAATACTATTATTAAAATGTTAGAGGCAGATGGAATGCCTTTATGGGCATTAGCAGAACTGAGTATCCCTTATTCTTTGTTTGTTAATAACACGGTTAATATTGGTCCTGGCTTAGGCGTTAACACTACAGCGATTCCTTTAAAGTTACTACAAGCTGTAAGCTATGATTCAAGTAATAGCAATAGCCTTAGTATGACTATCTTACCTCAATATGACTATACAGAATTGTCTACTTCTAACTCTACTACAGGTACACCAGTCAATGTATATTATCGCCCTCTGAATGGCACAGGACAATTGAATGTATGGCCTGCTCCAACTGGAGCTATCAAGGGATCAGGTAGGATTGTTATTACTTACCAAAGAACACAACAAGATGCTGGGATTTCTTCAGATACTTTAGACTTCCCTACTTATTGGATTGAATGTATTATCTCTTGTTTAGCTTGGAGACTAGCCCCTGAGTACGGTGTACCTGTATCTGAGCGCAGTATGTTAAAACAAGATTATGATTTCTTACACAACCAAGCTCTAGGGTTTGGGACCGAAGAGGGTAGCTTTAAGTTTCAACCAGAATGGACTCGATAAATTATTATGGCAAATACAAATGCCCCCACAGTCTCCACTGTTAAGAGCCAACGTATCCCCCTAGTAGGAGAACCTACAGCTAGGAATGGTACTGCTAACAAAGACAGAAAACTAATTAATTATTTACCTGAGTTTATTGGTTCTAGTGCTACAGGTGAAAAAGATATTTTTGTTAAGAAACGTCCTGGAGTAAGTGCCCCTATATTCTCTATCCCTAATGGGGTATCTAGGGGAGTATATATTTGGAATGAGCACTACTATTCTGTGGTCGGAAATACATTATATGTAGATTCTACTGCAACAATTACATTAACTACTTCTACAGGTAAAGTAGGATTTACTACATTCAATGGAACTAGTCAAGAATACCTAGTTGTTTTAGATGGTGTTGAGGGGTATGTTTTTACTGGGGTATTATCTTTTACTCAAATAACTTCCCCCGACTTTCCTACTCCTCACATTCCAATTCCCGTTTCACAGGATGGGTATTTAATTGTAGCGGATGATTATAGAATATATAATAGTAATTTAGGTACTCCCTTCTTATTTACAGCAGGGGATTACATTGAAGCTGAAATGTATCCAGATCAAATGAGAGCATTATCTCAGATAAAGAATTACTTTATTGCCTTTGGTAAATTTAGTACTGAGTTTTTCTTTAATCCAGGTACGATAGCCTCGGGCAGTCCCTTTCAACGAAATGATTCAGCTGTTAAACAAATAGGCACAACTGCTCCCTATTCAATAGCTAATTCAGAGGACCAAGTAGTTTTTGTAGGTACAGCTAGTACTGGAGGTGTTTCAGTTTATCAATTAGATGGATTTAACCTAAAAGAGATTGGAGATTTCACAGTTAAAACTTCTCTTGAATACATTACTGCTCTCCCAACTAAATCCATTTATGGATACATTCTAAGAGTTTCAGGACATAGGTTATACATTCTACAACTAAGGTCGGCTGATTATAATAAAACCTGGGTATATGATTTTGCTGTGTCTATGTGGACTGAGTGGAAAAGTGGTGTATTAGATTATTTTCAATACAGCTATGGGACTTTTTCAGATAGATATGAACCTGTGCTACAGCATGATACTAACGGAAATCTATATTTATTATCTGCAACAATATATAAAGACATAGAAGTAGACATAGATTGTATCGTACAAACTGCTAAATTAGATTTTGGTACAGCTAACTACAAAGATCACAATAGATTTACTACTATTTGCGATTTAGGTGACGTTACTAATTCAGACATTGTACCAATTACATGCACTTTAGGATGGTCAGACAATGACTATTCTACTTGGACATATAGAAATATACCAGTAAATTCTAGGTATTGCTCGACCTTAAAACTAGGTAAAGCTAGACGACGTGCTTATAAACATAGCATGATTGGGAATACTACTTGGAGATTAGAAGCAATAGAATTAGACCTTAATGTTATGGGTACTTAATGGCTAAGATGATACCTCCTCCCCTTACGGAGGATACAAATAGTTTTGAATATCAGGATTATTTTTATAAATTACAACAAGCTTCGAACTCCTCAGGGGGTGGGGGGACTGTAAATTCTGTGACAGCAGGATCAGGTATCCTTATCACAGGGACTGCTAGTGATCCTATTATTAGTTCTACAGTAAATGGAACAGTCCTTAGTGTAGGTTTATCTGCTCCAGGGATATTTAGTGTTTCTGGCTCACCAGTAACTAGTTCTGGAACACTTAGTTTTTCTTTAAATACTCAACCTGTTAACACTATATTTGCTGGCCCAGCTTCTGGTGGATCTGCTGTACCAACGTTCCGTTCTTTGACAACTGATGATTTCCCTACTGTTAATGCTGATATTGGAGCATTCAATAACTTTACCGTTACCAATAAAGGATTAATTACATCGGCGTTCTACCAGGAATATGTGCCTGTTTATGGAACTCAGCAGCCTATTATCCCTAGTACCGACCCAGATTTTGGCAATGTTATCTTGCTCTTGCATTTTAATCAGCCTACTGGATCAAGGGCTTGGGTTGATTCTTCTATGTACAATAGAACTCCAGTGGTAACTTATGTAGGGGGCACTTATGAAGCTCAAACGACCACAGTTAAATATGGGTCGGCAGCAGCTCAAACAACTCAAACAAGTCAAAATAGGACTTCCTTTCCCTCGTTAGGTGTCGGGGACCCTTTAACATTTGGAACAAATGATTTTACAGTGGAGTTGTGGGGTAATTTCTCTACTGTTACGGCAGCAGCTTTTTCTCTTGTTTCTTCCTCTGCCTCTACAACAGGTGGCTGGGGGTTAACTGTTCCTAACACAGGTAAATTAGTATGGAATTCACAGGGGAGTGGGATAGCTGTATCTACTAATGTGATTACAATAAACACATGGCACCACTTAGCTGCCTCCCGTAGTTCTGGTACTTTAAGATTATTTATTGATGGTGTTTTAGAAGTAACAGTTGCTGACACAACAAACTATAGTTTTCCTGCTTTATATGTTTTAGGGGGCCTCGGTGGCGTAAATACACCTACTGGGTTTGTTGATGATATTCGTGTAACGAATGGTGTTTCTAGATATAACGCTGCTTTCACACCTCCGACAAGCTCCTTCCCCGATGGTGTAACTTATTCCCCTTTAGGGCCAAGGATTCAAGCTGATTTTTCAGCAATTCCTTTTTCAAATCGTTATATCTTCAAGACTACTATAGTAGATGGATTAACAGATGTGGGAGCTATGCCCAATGGAGCTAACACCAATGCTTCTTTCACAGCCTATAATGGCAGTGATGTTAATTTAGCTAACTATATCCAGCTCAGAGCAACTTCAGCTGCTTCTGAAATTAATAGTAGCTCTTTTGGTGGGTTCACTGGAAATAACATAAATGTAAATATTGCCGGTACTACTATAGGTTCTTTTTCTTTGAATGGTTTTTCAACAACAGCACTTACAGCAGGAACTAATTTTACTGTAAATAGTACTGGGAATATAACTCGAATTAATGGTGCCACAACAAGTTGGCCAGCTAGTAATACAACAGGCTCACTGAGAAATAATGGTTCTGGAACATTAACTTGGTCTAATTCCCCGGCATATAGCAGTATTACTTTGGGAGGTGGGGCTACTCTCAGTACCTACGCTGAGGGTGTATTTACACCTACATTATTAACAAATGCCACTAATTTCACTACAGTTACTTATAATGCTGCAAGAGGCGCTAGATACATTAAGATTGGAAAGATAGTTCATTTCCAAATCTCTATGCGAACAGACTCTATTACAGTAGGGTCAGCCTCAGGTAACTTGCTTATTGGTGGTTTACCTTTTACTTCTGTAGCAAACACTGGAAGTACTACAGATGGATTTTGCTCAGTTTCGGTAGGGTTAGCTACTGGCTGGGGAGCTAATTCTCCTTTAGCGGCGATTGTCTTACCGGGAACAACTACATTACAATTATTATATAGACCTACTTTAGCTGGGGACACAATGGGATTACCTTTTGGTAATGCTGCTACAACCGCTAGTGCAAATTATGTAGTAATTAGCGGTACTTATTATGCAGCAACCTAATAACACAAAATTATAAGATTGTCAAATAGTATTAAATATGATATAATGTGATCTGTCTTTTCAGTTAAATACTGATTAAAATAAGGAGTAACAATGGCTGGACAATTTAGTTATGGAGGATCAGTATTTGATGATAACTCCCCGTGGAAAGCTGGATATGACATGCAAGGGAATGCCATTGATGTAGGCAAAACCCAAATGTTTAATTATGATGACCTGATGAAAGGTACATATAATTATGATGATTTGATTAATAATGTTTATCGTTCAGATAGTGGTGTAAGTAACGACCAAGGAGCGATTAATTATAATGCTTGGACCCCTAATGCTCAGAATGATATTGGGGGAGCTGGTGTTTTAAATGGCCTAGGGTTTGTTACTGGCAGTGGTTATACTACTTCGGATAAATACCTAGGCAATGATCAAGGAGCTATGAACTATCAGACTTCTTATTCTAACCCTACTTCATTGTTCATTGACAATGCTTTAAAAGGGTCATCGACTGAGGCCAATAATTATAATTATAATGTTACTCGTGACCCTGTTACAGGTAAAGCTATTGCTAGTAAAATAGCTCGCTATGAACCACTGATGAAGGATGCAGGCGCTGCTTGGAAGGTAGCAGCTATGATTGCTTCTGCTTGGGCTGGGGGTGGTATGGGCCTTGGAGGAGCCGAAGGCGCAGCTGGAACAGGTGCCTTTGATATGGCTGGGGCTAGTGGAGCTGGGATGGGGTTCAGTGGAGCGGAAGCTGCTGCTGCAGGTATAGGGGGTGCTTCTGGCGCAGGAGCCGGGGCATTAGGAGAGGGTTCCTTTATGGGTGGTGGCTCAGGAGGAGGATTTGGGGGTTATGGAGGAACTAGTGCTATGGATACAGGTGCATTTGATTTAGGCGGAACATTTGGAGGTACAGCTGGTTCAGGTGGGTATAGTTCCGGATTAGCTGATCTCTTTGGTAGTGGTAGTGTAACAGGTGATTTCTTAAGTAGTGGACTACAGTATGTAGATCCAGAAACTACAGGAGCCTTTGATCTTGGGGGTACTTATGGAGGATCTTCAGGAGCCGGTGGATTCACAGGAGACTATTTCGGTAGTGGCTTACTTGGTGATTTTGGTGGTACTGGTGCTTTTGATCAGACGGGTTCTCAAGGAGCTGGACTAGGTTTTGGTGGTAGTGGTAGTGAGTATGGCTTATCTAACTTGTATAGTGATGCTAAATATTATGGAGATAAACTAAGTAATATTAATAATGCTACTAAGGATTATACAGGGCAAAGTGTAAGCCAGTTAGGGCGTGGTCTGTATGATGCTTATGCTAAGAACCAGGTATCTAAATCAGCTGGAAGTAGAGCAGATCAACTACAAGGATTGTTCGGTAACAGCAGCCCATATGCTCAACAACTCGCTAAACAATTAGCTGTTCGTGATGCAGCAGCTGGGCGTAACAGTCAATATGGCCCTCGAGAAGTAGAACTCCAAGCTAAGTTAGCTGAGTTACAGGCAGGTGTATTGAATAGTAAAAACTACAATGATCTACGTAATACACAAACTAATTCTAAACTAGGTATGTTTAATACTTTAGTAGCTAATACCGCTGCTAACACTATTGCTAAGAATACTCCAGCTCTTGTGAGCAGTGCATTAAGTAGTATTTCTAAATTCATAGGTTTCTAAAATGGCTGATAATTATCCAGATTTAAATTTATTGTTTGATCAATTAGGTCCTATGGGAGGTGCCTATGCTACAGGTCAACGTCAACAAATGGGGTTACAATCCCAAGGATTAGAACAAGCTAATCAAGCTTCTATGATTCGTGCTCGTGAGTTAGAGAACTTATACAATGATCAAGCAATGGGAACTAGACTAGACCAAGGTAGAGCTAACTTAGGACAAACTCTTGCAGGTACCCAGGGTCAGATGCTAAAGAACCAACTTGGTGCAGGTACAATGGATTCTACCATTGCTGCTACTAATGCTGGTAATAAAGCTCAAATGTCTAATGAACAAATTAAATCTTTACAAATAGCTGGACAGTATCTTGGTCAGTTTGGTACTGAGTTAGAGCAAGTACCTCCATTGAAACGTACTGAGACTATGGCTGGAATGCTTAAAGCTAATCCTTCTTTACAAGAATCTCCCGGATTCATGTCTATTATGGATATGCCTCCAGAACAACAACCAGCTGCACTGCAAAAACTCTCACAGAAGTTAGTGGCTACTAGCCCAGGTATGCAACAAGACATGGCTAAGATTAATGCCCAAGGTCAGAAACAACTACAAGCTATTGGTGCACAAGGCGCTAATGCAATGGCTCTACAGAACGCTGCTATTGAAGCTGGTAAGTACAATCGATCAGCAGGTAAATCTCGTGATGCTGTAATTGAGAATATCAAGAATCCAGCGGAACGTCAAGGTGCTTTAATTGATGCTGCTACTGAGGCCATGCAAAACGGTGATCAACAAGCTGCCATGAATTACATGCAACGTGCTCAAGCAATTGACCAGGCTGCTAGAAACCGTAATGCTTCTGCTGGTGCTCAGAATACTACTATTGGCCCAGCTGGTATTGAGAATCGTTCTAGGGCTAGTGACGTACCTAGTGCTATCCCTCAACTTGGTCCCAATGGTCCAATGAAACCTCAAGCACCTACACTGTCTTCTGTACAATCACAATACCCAGGTGTCCCAGCAGATAAACTACGTGAAGCATACAAGAAGAAATTTGGAGTTGATTTAAGATGAGCGACCCTCTAGGTTTATTCTCAGATGAACCGACTACTAGTAAGACAGCTGACCCGTTAGGTCTATTTGACGATGATGACAATAAACCTAAGGCAGGGCTTGGGACTGCTCTTGCTTCCTCCTTTGCTGGAGTAGGTAATACTGTTGATACAGCTGGTTCTATGTTGTTAGGTGCAGGTAAAAGTCTCTTTGGTAATACCGAAGGGGCTGATAGTACCTATCGTGCAATGGAACAACGTAACAAAGATCGTATGCAATGGGCTAACCCAGATAACCAAGAATTAGACTTAACTGGAAAGATTGTAGGTACTGCCGCGACTCTACCTATGCAAATGCTAGGTGGATTAGTATCCCCCTTCGAAACTGGTAAACAGCTCTCTGATAATGGTGAATCTTTAGGAACTGCTCTAGGTGGCGTCGGTGTATCTACTATAGGCAATGCTGTGGGTATGGCAGTACCTGGAGCTATGGGAGGTAGATTAGCTACCCGTATTGGTAGTGGTGCTGCTTTGAATGCTGGTCAGACTGTAGCACAGCAAGCAGCTTTACAACAGATTGCTCAGACAGAAGCATCTAAAAAACAGTTTGCTCCTAACTTAGATGATGCTATTGTTGCTGGTGTTGTAGGTGGAGGCTTTGGTGCTATGCCCAATTCAGCTCGTCCAGTTAGTTCAGATATTGCTCCGACTACTGCTGTAGAAGCACCTGCTCCAACTAGGTTAAACCCAGAAGAGATTCAACGACGTATTGATGAGTTGGCTGCTCCTAAGGTACCTGAATCACAAGACCCATTAGGATTGTTTAATCAAGAAGAACCAGTTATTGTTCCTAGGCTTGATGAGGGCGAAACTCCTTTACCTGTAATTAATGAAGCTATCCCCGTTGAGATTCCTAGGTTACCTGAAGAATCTACTCCATTCCCAACACTAGAGAATATGGAGGTTGAGAAACCCTCACATGTATTAAAACAAGAAGAACTAGGGTTACGTGATCCTAATGAACCTATTATAAAAGAAACCACCCTTAATCGGGAAGACTTCGGTCCGAGTGAGATCGGTGCCAACGAAACTGCTATCCCATCACGTCTTGTTGATCCCTATCATGGTGCTGTGAATGTTGAGGGCCTATTAGATCACTTTGTACAAAACTCTGTAGACCCTGGTTATCAATCATTAGCTCAAGCTCTTAAAGGTAAACTTGGTGATGTTGATGTAGCTATCTCTATGAAGAATGGTCAAGCACAGGAGTTCCATACTAACCCTGCTGGTGCACAAGTACGTGGTACTTATTCTCCTACTGTTGATCTTATCATGCTAGGTAAGAAGGGTATGACCGATCGTGTGTTCTTACATGAAGCTGTTCATGCTGCTACTGCTAAGTTCCTCCGGGCTATGCCTGACAGTGAAGGTGCTGTAGCACTAAATGCACTCTATCAAAAGATGTTACCTCTTGCCAATGATGCTGGGTTACTAGCACGTGGAGAAGATGGCAAATTAACTAATGATATCGGCTACGGTTTTCATAATGTAGATGAGTTTGTAGCGGAAGCTATGACTAATCGTGGTTTACAAGAATGGTTAAAGACCCACACTATTGATGGTCAACGTTACGTTCCTCAGTCTAAACTATCTAGTGCTTGGGATACATTTAAACAAGCTATTGGTAGATTACTTGG